GGAACCCTGGCAGGCGGATTTCATCCGTGACGCACTGGAGCCCGGCGAGGACCAGCCCTTCAAGCATTCCATCGTGCTCCACGTGACCCCGCGCCGGCACGCCAAGAGCACGACCTTCGCCTTGGTCATCCTCTGGCTTTTCACCTCCCGGGAGAACCTGAACATCCAGGTCTTGGGCAACGCGGGCGACCATTCCGAGCGCGTCCAGATGCGCCCCCTTCGCGGCATCATCCGCCATACCCCGGCCCTCAAGGCGATGATTGCCGAGACGGACATCCGCAAGGCCGAGATCGTCAACGCGCACATGGGGAACACGATCCAGTCGAGCAATACGTCCATGGCCATGGCCTTCGGTGACAAGCTGGCCTGCCTGTGGATCAGCGACTTTCACGCCTGCCCCGACACTGGCCCATTCGACGCCATGCAGGCTTCCTTGCTCGACACCGAGGGGAGCCTATGCCTCATCGACTCGAACACCGGGGCGGAAGGCAGCGCCGAGCATGGGCTTGAACTACTGGCGGAGACCGACCCGGGCATCTTCTGCCGCCGGATCGAATACCCCGACCTGGACACCTACCAGCGCGAAGCCCCGGCCTGGATCGACCGGGACAAGGTGCTCCGGCTCCAGGCCACACAACTGCCGGCGGCCTTCGACCGCGACATTTTGGGCAAGCGTTCGGCCGCCAGAAACGCCCTGTTCCCGCCCGAGGTGATCGAGCTTTGCCGCTGCGACCTGCCGATCCCCTTCCCGCCTGACCGCCTGGGGGAACTGACCCAAGGCCGCAAGTTCATCATTGGTGGGGGCCTGGACCGCTCCAAAAAGCTCTTCGGTGGCGATTCCACGGTCTGGACCACGACCTTGAAGGTGGCATCGGCCAAGGACCTGGAGCCGGAATATTTCGTGCTCAACCAGCGCGTGTTCAACATCAACACGGCCCACGCCATCAAAAAGGAAATCCTCGCGGACCATCAGCGCTACCATCTGGATGCCGTCACGCTGGAATTTTACGAGACGGCCGACCTCAAGCCCTGGCTGGACGATCAGGGCATCCCCTGCGAAGTCCTCAGCGCCACCAGCACCAACCAGAATCTTTCCTTCGTGGAACTGCATCGGGTTGCCAAGGAAGGGCGGTTGCACCTCTCCAACCAACTTGAAGTCCTGAACAGCGAGATGCGGACCTTCGTCTATGAGGAGTTGAAGGACGGCAATTACCGCTTCGGCCACTCCTCCCAGAAGTTCCACGACGATACGGTCTATTCCCTCAACTGGTCGGTCTTTGCCACCAGGGCGGCGGTCCTGTCCGTCTACGCCTTAAAGCGCATTGTCTGCAACAACATGCGGCCTACCCGGGGCCTGTGCTTCCTCATGGGTGGGGAAATGGAGCTTTTGTGCAAGGAAAATTGCCGCACCTACTGCGAGGTAAAGGCGATGTACCAAGAATTTTTACGGATGCGACTGGATGACGAATACCAGCTTCCGGTCTTTTTCCAGAATTACGTCAAGCTCGAAGGCCCGCGTGTCTATCAGGGAGTGTAGCCGATGAGCAATATTGTAGACGATACCTTCCGCAAGGTCATCATTGCCGCCAACACGGCCCGGAAAGCGGACGCCGAGAAGCGCCTCGCCTATTACCACGACGAGCAGCTTCCCTACCTGCATGACATGCTGGTGGCCAAGTTCGCGGAGCCGGAGAAGCTGACTCCGTGTTTCGTCAACGTGGTCAAAAAGGTGGTGGACCTCAAGGCCCGCGTGTACGCAGACGATCCCAAGCGCACCGTGGACGGCACCGACACCGACACGGCCCTTTTTGCCGAGATTGCCGAGGGGTGCGCCCTCAACATCAAGCTCAAGACCGCCAGCCGATACGTCAAGCTCCTCAAAACCATCATGCTCCGGCCGGTGTGGCGCAATGGCCGCCTCGACCTGGATGTGCTGCCCGGCGACATCCTGGACGTGATCGTGGGCGACTCGCCCGAGGACATCCTTTCCGTCATGGTCACGCACTACGGCCAGAACGGACGGCCCGAGGAGATCACCTATTCCGTGTGGTCGATTGACTCCTGGGAGCAACTGGACTGGCGCGGCCACGTGATCGACGGCGGGGCGAACCCCTATGGCGTGTTGCCGTTTATCCCCTTGTGGGACCATGCCCCCACTGACGCCTTCTGGATTGCCGGCGGGGACGACTTGGTGGCCATTCAGGATGCCATCAACAAGGCCCTGGTGGATTTGCTCCATACCATGGAGTTTCAGGGCTTCGGCGTCGGCTGGGTGCGCGGTGCCGAGGGCGGCGGCAATCTGCAAGCCGGTCCTGGTGCCCTGGTGGAGCTGCCCGAGAAGGGCGAGCTGGGCTTCGCGGCGACCCAGGCCCCCATCGAAGAGATGGTCGGCGCTATCGACAAGCTCCTCAAGTGGGCGGCGGTGACGAACGGCCTGCCGGCCTCCTCCCTGTCCACCGACCCCACCGACGAAAGTGGGATCAGCAAGATCGTGGGCAATGCCGAACTGTCCGAAGCCCGGGCCGACGATATTGCCCTGTGGCGGTCCTACGAGAAGCGCCTCTTCGACGTGATCCGGGCCGTCTGGAACTACCACAACCCCGGTCGCACGCTCTCCGATGCCGCCACCTTTTCCGTCGATTTCGCTGACCCCAAGCCGGAAGCCAGCGAGAAAGACCAGGCCGCCACCTGGGAATTGCTCCTTTCCATGGGCCTCATTTCGCCCGTGGATGCGGTCATGGAGCGCAACCCGGACCTGGCGACCCGGGAAGACGCCATGGCCTACCTCTTGACCGTGCGCGATGAGACGGCCGCCCTCAAGGAACAGCAAATTTAGCGCCGTCGCGGGCGTAAAACGCGAGGAGTTACCGCTATGGACCCGAACAAGAACCCCGAAGACCAGACCCCGACCCCGGACACCAACCAGCAGCAGAACGGCACACCCGGGACCGCCCCCGACAAAGGCGAAAAGACCGTGCCCTATGCGCGATTCCAGGCCGTGAACGACGCCAAAAAGCAGGCGGAAGAGACCCTCACCGGCATCGTTGCCGAGCTGGTCGAGGACATCCCCGAGGACATGCGGGACATCGTGCCCGACCTGCCCCCAGCCGCCAAGATTGCTTGGCTTCGTAATGCCAGCAAAAAAGGCCTGTTTTCCTCAAAGGCCCCGGAGTCCGGCCCCGATGCCAAACGGCCCGGCGGCAAACCGACCATCGACACGGCCGGCATGTCGCCCACCCAATTGATTGAACTGGGCCTCAAGGCCCACGCCTAGGAGAAAAAAAACATGGCTACCATGACATTGGCCGAAAGCGCCAAGTATTACCAGAACCCCCTGCAACAGGGCATTGTCCAGTTGTTCCCGGCCAACAGCGCCGTGTTGCAATACCTGCCGTTCAAGACCATCACCGGCAACGCCTATTCGTACAACATCGAAGAGACCCCGCCGAGCGTCGGTTTCCGCGCCGTCAACGCCGAGTACACCGCCGACCAGGGCGTCATCAATCCGCAGACGGAAAGCCTCAAGATCGGCGGCGGTCTTATCAAGATCGACCGGGCCTTGATCGCCATGCAGGGCGCGAACGGCACGGACATCTTGTCCGAACAGATCGCCATGAAGACCCGGGCCATGTCCCGTCGGTTCGAGACCGCCTTCATCAAGGGGAACTCGACCGCCACGCCCGAGGAGTTCGACGGTCTGGAAACCCGAATCACCGGCACGCAGTTGCAGGCCGCCGGTTCGACCGTGGGCGGTGATGCCCTGACCCTGCCCCTGCTGGATGAGCTTATCGACCGGCTGGACTTCACGCCGACCGTACTTCTCATGAATAAGACCATGCGTCGGAAGGTGAACAGCCTTATGCGTGCCGCCGGCCAAGCCCAGGAAACGGTTTCCGACGTGTTCGGCAAGCAGATTCCGGCCTATGCCGGCATTCCCATCGGCATCGTGGGCAAGGATGCGGCCGGGGCTGAAATCTTGGACTTCAATGAGAAGGACGCCACCGGAGCCGCTGCCGCCTGTACCAGCATTTATGCCATCTCCATGGGGGCCGACGGGTGTTGCGGCATCCAGAACGGGGCGATGAACCCCGATGATCAGGGCAATTCCGAGATTTGGCGCAAGATTCTGGTGGAATGGTACTGCGGCCTGACCGTCCAGAACGGCCATGCCGTCGCCCGTCTCCACGGCATCAAGAACGCATAATCCGTCCAGCGCGCGGATAATGACAGCGCCAGTTCGTCCGACCTGGGGCCAACCTCGCCCGGCGCGCCTCAGCTTCAAGGCGAAAAGGTCGAACCCGGACCCGCCGGAGTCCGAAAACGCCCGCAAGGGTTCCGGCAATTTTTTAAGCGAGGGATGAACCATGGCTGAAGTGCTTACCGGCTCGAACAGCTACGTCACCACGGAGGAGGCGGCCGCCTATTTTGCGGACCGCCTGCACGCCGATGCCTGGACCAGCGCCAGCGCCGACGACCAGGGCAAGGCCCTGGTGACGGCCGCCGTGCTCCTGGATCGTCATATCGTCTGGCAGGGGGCCAAGGCTTCCCCGGATCAGGGCATGGAGTGGCCACGCCTCGACATTCCGGGCATCGCTTCCACCACCACGCCCCAGGCGGTCAAAGTGGCGCAGATGGAGCTTGCCCTTGTGCTTCTGGCCAAGGACACCACGGCCTTGCCCGACACCGCCGGCATGAAGTCCATCCAGGCAGACACCATCAAGATCGAGGTGGCCCCGGACGACCGCGTGAAGGTCATTCCGGATCAGGTCTTCGCCCTGGTGGCTCCCTATGGCTTCCGGAGCGGCGGCTTGCGCTCCATAAGCCTGCGGAGGGTGTAGCCATGGGACTGCGTGCCGTACTGGCCAGCGCCACGGCTTCGGCCTTTGTGGCCCTGGGCGACATTCCGGCCGACATCATTATTCGGCGCACCGAGGAAGGCGCGTTCAACCCCTCGACAGGCGCATACGACGAGGGAGCCACCACGGACTATCCCTGTCAGGGCATCGTCACGGGATATTCCGATTTCCTGGTGGACGGGACGCTTATCAAGACCGGCGACCGCAAGCTCTCCATCCGGCAGGCGGAAATAGCCATCGAGCCCGAGACCAGCGACAAGGTCATTTTCGAGGGCCGGACCTGGACCATCGTCAACGTCGAAGCGGACGCCGCGTCCATCCTCTGGAAGCTCCAGATGCGAGCATAGGCCATGGCCGACAAGTACCTCGACGACCTTCTCAAGTTTCAGCACGCAGTGGACCAGCGGGCGACCGGCCTTGCCGAAGACATGGTAAAAGAGCTTCGGGCCGCCCGTGCGGACATCGTAGGCAAGCTGGCGGCCCTGGCCGACGATGCCGGGGACAACTTCGCGGACATGCCCCTAAGCCGCAAGAAAGCCCTTTTGGAGGCCCAGGCGGCGGCTATCGACAAGGTGCTTGCACAAGTCTACGCCACGGCCGGCGACCAGCTTCACGAGGCCGGGCAAGACGTGATCCAGGCCAGCGCCACACAGACAGCCGCGGCTATGTCGGAGTTGACCGGCGGGGCGGCGCTCGGCCTCGGCACGGGATTCTCTCTGGGTATGACGAAAGCATGGTTCGAGTCTTCGACCGTGGAGGGCTTGACCATCAACGACTTCCTGGGGAAGCTCCAGGCCAGCGCCCGGGACCGGATCATCAGCGCCGGCAGGCGGGCCTTGATCGAAGGCAAGGGCGTCCAGGCAGCGGCCCGGATGATCCGCATGGAGGGCATTGAAGGCAGCGTCCCCGGTCTGGAAGGACTGGCCCGGACCTTTCTTCTTTCCGCCAGCAACCACGCCCGGGAAACGATCATCGAAAAGAAGTTCTCCGACGTAGTGGCCGGCTGGAAGCGCATGGTCGTTCTCGACGGCCGCACCTGCGTTGCCTGCGGGAGCATGGACGGCAAGATTTACAAGCCCGGGGAGCCGCGTCCCTCCCTGCCTGCGCATTGGCGTTGTCGCTGCCTCTACACGGTGGTGACGCCCACCTTCCGGGACCTGGGCATCGACATCGACGAGATGGCCGACACTGGCCGTACCACGGTCAAGCACACGGGCAAGACCATCCACCACAAGGACGGAAGCACCAGTACGAAATTCAAGGTGGCCGAGGTTGACCGGACCAAGCCCGGGGAGAATTATGCCACCTGGATGAAGCGGCAGTTGGAGGAGGACCCGGCCTTCGTGCGCCGCGTGCTGGGCAAGACCCGCTTCGAGCTATTCAAGGCCGGGAAGCTGTCGCTGTCGGGGATGGTAACGGATGGGCGGATCAAGAGGCTATCAAGGATTGGTGATTGACAACTTTATATTTTTTCGAAAATTAATTCATTCGGATGTGGCTGGGAAAATTTCCCGTTGATATTTTACCGGGGAGAGGGCCTGGAAGTATCGGCTGTTCTACCGCTTAAAATAATTATGAATTTATTTAGCAGGATTAATTTTTTGGCTTAATTGTGTCGCTTGGATTGACACATCACCTAAAAAGTATCATTTTGATACCCGAGGACGGTTGCTCATGCGACCACTGCCCCGCCCGACGAGAGTTTATCCGCTAGAGAACGTCAGAACGCTCATTGAGCTTGATCAATGTCGAGCAACAAAGCGAGCAATCTCCGATGCGCATAGGCATGGCTTTTCCGAAACTGATATCTATGAAATAGTTTTGTCGCTTTCTGTGCGTGATTTTGTACACTCTGTTTCAGAAAATGGATCAAATAAAATCTGGCAAGATGTATATAAAATCGTACGGAATGATGTGCATCTTTTTATTAAGTTCAAAATTGTATCTATTGGCGAAGAAGAGCTTCTAGTGCTGTCGTTTCATGACGATACTGATGATTAGGAGGTGCTAGATGTCTTCCCTGTATGATGGTATGCCCTGTCCTGTTTGTGGCGAGGGCCATTTGAGAAAGATTATTCAAGACGAATCCTTCGAGTATAAGGGGCAGGCTATTGTTGTCCCTTCGATTGAAAGTTTCGTTTGCGACTCCTGCAATGAGGGCTTGTATAATAAAGATGTTAGTCGAGGTCTTGAAAAGCACCTTGCGGATGAACGTAGGAAAGCTGATGGGCTGCTTACTTCTGACGAAATTCGTCAAATACGGACTAATTTTGGATATACGCAAGTTGAGTTTGCTCGCATCTTAAAGGTTGGTGAGAAAAATTTTGCTAGATATGAAAGTGGGGCTTCGACTCAAGAGAAGGGCATGGATCTATTTTTGCGCGCCCTTCTGCGGGACCCCGCTAATATTGAGGTGGTAGACAAGGAGAAAGGGGCTCAATTCCTTCGTGCGAATGGTTACTTAGGAGCACAACCTATGATTGTGTTTGTCGTCGAAGGGAAGGGGCATATTTCTTCAATAAAGACCCCTGGGCATTTTTGGCTGGAAAATCAACAAGAATGCCGGTGTTAGTATGAATATTTCAATCAATGATATTCGGTTGTTGAAGTCGGATTTTGAAGTAAATTTTGAAGCAAACGAGCCATTTGATGGCAACATTCCAATAGAGATCAAGTGCCGAGCCAGTTTTGTTGAAGAGAAAAGATCTTTTCGATTTGTGCAAAATATTTCTTGCGCAAAAGGAAACTATCCTTTTGTTTTTCATATCGAATATGGAGCAGAATTTATTCTGTCGGAAGTGCCGTCAGACAACGAGAGGAATAGACTGTGTAAGGTTAATTTTCCTGCGATAATTTTCCCTTTTATCCGTGAATATATTGCCGACATAACGAGGAGAGCTGGACTAAAGCCTCTCGTCATTGATCCACAAAATTTTGCTGCCAATATAGAAAAGGAACAAAAGGATTCTGCCTAGCTATTTTATTCAATAAATAGGTCTTTTGCTCTGACACCTAGAGCGCTTGCTATCGTTGTCAGAGTGTCCAGCGTGCACCGGCCGATCATAACCCCACGGGCACGGTTGATCGTCTCCTTTGCCAAACCAGTGCGCTCCACGACCTCTCGGACAGTCAATCCTTTTGCCTCCATAACCTGACGGACTCGGCTGGATATCATTTCGTTCTCTCCTTGACTAATTTGTTAGGCTAGAATAGCTCAAGGATTCAAGCCTAATTTGTTAGGCATAAGAAACAAAAAACAGCCCGGCAAGGAGGTCGCAACTCCCGGCCGGGCCTAACCACGAACCGCACACTGGAGGTGCGATCATGGTAGAGAACTTCGTATCGAGCGGAAATGACGATGGCAAGCGGCAAGGTCAAACTGAAATATTTGAGAAACTTATCAACAAAATCGAATCGTTAAAGACATTTATCGCTAAGACTGCCAATTGTGTTGGCTTCGTTGCTGACGGTCTTGAAAGCGAATCCTCCTGTGTTGAGGGTGCCAGCGTCATCCTTCATACCATTGAAATCGATGTCCGTAATGAACTGGACGATATCGATGAAGTCTTATCTGCTCTCACAACAGTTGGTTGTTGCATAACAGGGGCGGACGAATGACCACCATCGAACGCCGTGAGGTTTCCCACGCCGTGCTGGCCTTGGAGAATCTGGTCAACCAGTTGGTAGCCCTATCCGAGGGTTTCAAGCCCGTCCCCGGCGCGAATGTCCAGGGCGTGGCCTACCTTTTGGGATTAACGACGGAACGCTTGGGGCGCGTGGCGGGTAATGGACCTGTGGAGGAGCAGCCGGAATAGCCGGCACCGATAGGGATATGGGCGGCCTGCTTCTGGTGGAGGTGGGCCGCTTAAAGAGATAGGCAGACGCCATGAGTTCAATACTGGTACAGTGCCCCAAGTGCAAAAAGCTTTTCGGCATGTCGAAAGTATTAAGTCGGGAAATTCGTTGTAAAAACCCTGAATGTGACGGGTATGACCAGCGCATATCCGTGGACAAACGCATCTACTACGCCCAATGGCGTGACCCTGACGGCAAGACCCGCCAGAAGAAAATAGGACCTCATAAGGAAGCAGCAGAAAACTTCCTGCGTGAGATCGATACGGCGATTGTCGAGAAACGCTATATCAAGCGTCACGTCGTCAAGAAGGTGAAGATCAAGGACTTCATTGACACCCGCTATCAACCCTGGTGCGAGTCCAGGAGCCGAGGCAGTGGCTTAAAGACCAAGCTAGTCCACCTCAAGAAGATCAAAGAGCTTTGGGGCGACCGCAACCTTGATGAACTCACCGGAAAGGACATCGACGAGTTTCGCGCTACGATGAAGGGCGAAGAGAAGACCACGATGTTCAACCGTGTTTTCACAACACTGGCCCACCTCTACACCATCGCCGTCGAGGATGGGGACATTCAGAACGCGCCCTTCTCCACCAAGCGCATGA